TTCCTTGCGAGTCCATGCAGCACTAGCCATAGAACACCACTGCGGTGGTAGTTGCAGATATTACTGCGGAGATATTGGTACTACATTTAATACCTTCACCGGGAAATATCATGTAGATAGAACCCGCTGCCGCTGGTGCGGTAAACGAGAACATGGCTGTACCGCCTGTACCGTCATTCAATACAACTGTTGCGCCTGTTGAATAGCTGATGGATATACCCTTGATACGGGCTTGGCCAGCAAAAATAGTAGTGGTCGCGTTAGCAGCGCCAACTGCTGACTTAACGTCTGTTTGCATCATATTAATCTCCTTGTTTAAACATAGGGGCCGAAGCCCCTGAGATTAATTACTGTTCAGTGGAAGTTGGGTTAGCAACGCCGTCTGTAGCACGAACAACGTAGGTGATAACAATAGTTGCCGCACCAGTGGACAATGCTGTACCAGCCAAGGTAAAGGTAACGATGGCATCAGTTGTGCCAACATTGAGGAACAAGGCTGGTGTTGTTGCATTTGCAGTTAAGCTAATACCACCAACAGAAGTGATTGTTCCTGTGGTTGTAAAGTCCACGGCACCAATACTTAGCTTGGCAGTGGTAGCGGCACTAAATACGGTGGTGGTGACAATTTTAATGTCGGTAATTTGAGAGCCAGCAGGGAGAACAAAAGCAGTGCCAGTCAAAGTGCCAAATACAACATTTACAGATTGGCTAACTGTAGTAGCACCCATATTGCGAAGGGTGCCAGAAGTTGTGCCAGTGGTGTTTTTTACTGTACCCAATAACCAAGGGCCAAGATGTGTTGCGAATCCCATGAGGATCTCCTATACATGCGTTATAGCGTATCAATCTGCATGAGGTCAGCCGAGCCTGTTTGATACACCGATGATTCTCGGAATGCCTATTTATACCATGATGTTTAAACATAGGCAAGAAAAAAGGGAGCTTGTGGCCCCCTTTTTTTACTTCGTGATTAAGACGAACCGGGTGATCCGAAGATACCTAGTGGGTCTGACACGCCGAAGCTATAACGCTCACGGGCTTTGTAACGAACGTTACCAGTGTCGAAGTCTCCATCCATGCCATTTTGCAATGGGGTACGGACAAAGTGCTTCAGACCGTTAGGTACGTCTGTCATTAAGAACCAAGCATTGGTATCGGTCAAGTAGTGGTTAACTGTGTAACCCTGTGGAATTGAACCGTTGTTCTTCAGTGCGTTGATGTCGTTATCGGTAGTGCCGACGCGCAACTCAGTCTCTAAGAGGCGAGTAGCAACGAACATCAATGATGGAGGAACGACCAATTTCTTGGGCTTTGCAGCGATCAAGAGGCCACGCTCGTCTGTCCAAGCAGCGATTTGAATAACAGCGTTTTCCAACGAAGTCTCATTCAAGTCAGCGCCAGTGGTAGGACGATTGCTGTTAACTCCACCAGAGATCAATGGGTGAGCGGTGCTACACAAGGTAACGCCGTCGCCGTAGGTCACTGCTGTGGCGAACGCATTGTTCAGCACAAAAGCGGCCTTGACCTGCTTGGTGTAAGACATTCCACGGGCCAAAGCCTTGGTATAGCGGCTGGACAACGAGTCATACAAGTTGTCTTCCACTGCTTCTTCAGTGATGGAGAAGCCCATTGCGATGGTTTCGTGGTTGTAACGAGCCGTCCATGCTTCTTGAGCATTGTCATAAGCGATGGCAGAGCCTTCGTTTTTGACTGGTGCTGCTGAGAAACCAGACAGTTTTGTTTCCTCTTCAAAACTACGCTCAGATGTCTCTGTTTCGTAGATCTCTTTATGCTCTTCGCCATATTTGGCGTACTCAAGGCCGAACAATGCGTTAAGTCCGGGAAGCAGTTCTTTGAGTAGTTGTGCGCGTGAAATTGCCATTTCTTACTCCTTAGACACCAGTGGTGTTGTTGTACTGATGTGTGTTGATTTTCACCAACAACTCGGTGTAAGTGTCAGCCGCAGTAGCGGTCTCAGGCACAACATCGATCACCCGAATTGGGATAGTGGCAGTAGTGCCAGCACCCGTTAAAGTTACAGCAAAGGCAGAATTACCAGTGGTAGTGTTACCAGCGTTAAGAACCAAAGCCACATTAGAACCAACATCTGCACGTGCCGCAGTACCCATAGTTGTACCAGAGGTAACAACGGCTACTTTGAACAAGGCTTGTTGGTCATCTACAACATACGCATAAGCCAAGTTTGTAGCTGTGCTGATAGATGCGGGAATAAACTGACCTTCAACGGGTTGACCGCTAGAGTTCACATATGAACCGCCCACACAGACACCGACAATAGTGCCAGCATTGGTAGAAGTTGATTTAATCAGATAACCGTCAGCGTTAATTTGAACCGTATCTCCAAAGAAGATAGCAGTGCCAAAAGAGGCCGCAACGGGAATCTGTCGAAACGCACCAGCGTAAGGCTTTCCGTCAATAGAATTGATGGGCTTTAGGCCGTATGGTGCCGAGACAGTGGGGTAAGCCATGTTTAGCTCCTAAAAAGTTTTAAATACCAGATCCGAAAGTTACCTTAGTGCTACGTTCTTTAAACATAGGCATCCGAGGATCACTCTCGCGCATGTAGGTGTTGTCTACTGACGACATTTGAGCATCTGCCTGATGTTGGTAGTACTCGTCACGTTGTTGGGTAAACTCGACCGGGGTTTTGCAAAGAAGCAGACCGCCAACTTCAATTCCGTCCGGAAAGCGACCGTTAGGGTTGCTAATCAAACGTAACTTTGGTTGATCGGAAGCCTTTACAGGTTCCCAACCCTCGCGAAGTTTTGATGAAATATTGACTGGATCAGGGCTATTTAAAGTGCTAAGACGAATCCAGCGGAAGGAATAACCTGCTTCTGGCTCGGGATCGGGCAGTAATGATGGAGGCATCCAACGTTTTGGACGCTCAAGCTCTGCACGACTCTCAACTTCTCTTGATTCACGTTTCTGATTTGTCATTGATTTCTCCTTAATTCCGCAACCTTACGAGCATAGAGTTCCAGTGGAAGTCCAAGCCGCTTGGCGATATTTACTTCTGATGGCGACAGCGTGATTTTTTTAGGCGCAACGCTGCGTGTCGCAGAAGCAACAACATTTGCTTTAGGGCGTTGAGATTCCGCTTCAACGGGTTTCTCGGAAGCAAACTTCTCCGGAAACACTTGGCGCAACCTACCGTCTATGCGTTGGTAGTATTCGTCGCTTTGAGGGCTAACGCCATCCTCGATAACCAGCTTCTCATGCAATGCAAGAGCAAATCCAGTCATCTCACGATCCTGACCCCACCAAGAATTAGCACGCTTCCAAGTCTCGGCTTTGTGATCTACAACGTCAGTTTTCGCGTTTAAACTGGTTTGTAGCTGATTTTCAGACTCTTGTAAAGGCTTTGGCTTAAAATTATTTACACGTTCAGCCTTTAGTTTCGTCGAAGTCATTGCCTCCTGAGCATCGACCATTGCGTCGGAGTCTCCGGATTCAAATGCTTCCTTGTACTTCTTCTTAGCCTCTTGGAGTTCCATGTCAATCGACTTCTTGGCTTGTTCTAGGAGAGCGGATTGGCTCTCGTTGACCGTGCCTTTTAGTTGATTGTTTTCCTGCAAGATAGCTTGCGCGAGCTTTATAGCCTCTTCTTTTTCCCGTATTGCGGACTCTTTGGCGCGTCTTTCATCGTGATAACCACGGTGGAATTCACGAATGCGGTTGCGGTCTTTGGGTTTATAGGAGGCTAATTCCTCGTCTGTTGGCTCTTCCGGAGGGGTGGCCATTGGCTTTCTGCCACGGTCTTCCTCTGGGGTATCGTCAACAATTTCTATTTCGGGTTCATCAGAATTTACTAGCTTTTCAGCTTGTTGTTTTTCGTCTGGAAACTCAAACTCGGTTTTTTCAAATTCGGCCATGTGTTACTCCTTACGCTCGGGTAATGCCTCTAGGATCTTGAACGACACCTTCGACGCTGTCATCATTAATAATCCTAAATTCCTTGCCATGAATCTTGATCCGCGTCCCAGTGTTGGGGCGGACAAGGATGAAATCGCCGACTTTGCATGAAGGCCCAGACGGGAAACGTTTCTCGTCTCTGTAGGCATCTGGCCCAACTTTGACCACAAAAAGGACTGGCGACAGCACCTCTTCGTAATGCATGGTTTGGCTTGCCTTTACCAGACCGCTCTCATATTCGTCGTCAATGTCCGGTAGGACACATAACAAGTGGTATGTGGCGGGGTCTGGTACTTGCCGCGCTTTCTCCTCTGCCGTTACCGGAAGAGTAGACACTGGCCCTTGCGGATCCAGCGTTTGAGCTATGTTTAGCTCTGGCATATTAAATTCACTCATTCTCAAATTTCTCCAATTTACGCGCAAGGTCAAAGATTAGGTTTTGTGCGAACAACAGACCCCGGATGTTGCCGCAAACCTCTCGATAGGCGGCGTAGTCCGTAGCTGCGCCGTCACCAAGACTTTGGAGCAGGGATTGCTCCCGCTCCTTTAATTCGGAGACTAGATGATTAAGAACCTTGGTTTCTTCCATTTACACCTTTCTTGAACAGATCAACCTGAATTTTTTGATTGTTTTGCTTATCCTGCGTTTGGATACGTGCCAATTCAATTTCTTTCTGGTCTTGGGCTTTCTGCGTTTGGAGTTGCAGGTTTGCCATGTCTTTTTGGATGTCTGCATCGACCTTTTTCGCTTTGGTCGCGGCTTCTTGTCCTCTGATCTGGAGTTCTGCTTGCTGGATCTGTACAAGAGGATCTTGTGCAGCCTGCTCTGCTTGCTTCTGGCTGGCTGCTGCCTTGTTGGCCTGTAGGACTTGCTCCGAACCCTCTGCGACGAGGCGGGACAACTCGACTTCCAAATCTTCTGGCAGTTCCGCGTCTGGCGATGGCAACGGCACTCCCAACTGCTCCTCTACCTGACGACGGTATTGGAAGGCTAAATGCTCTGCAATGTGTGCCATGACAGATGACTGGATCTTTTGTGCCAACGGGTTTTGACCGATCTGGGCAGCAATCAGCGGGTCTTGCATGAATGAATTGTGCGAGGCGATGTGGGCTTCGTGATCCTGATAGATGAAAGCCTTGGTAGGTTTGCCGTTGAGGAAGGACATGTTCTCGCTGACTGGGTCTCGCGGTGTCTGATCGTCCGTCGTCGGGACTAACTTATCGGCGTTCTTAATCCCTAAAACCTCAATCATCTGGCGGTGCAACTGAGGTAAGTCGTAGATCTGTGGGGCTTGCGCTGCCAACTGGATTACGGCCTGATATTGCATGATCCTTTGCGCCATAGTGGAGCTATTGGGATCGCTGACGGGGATTACTTCGACGATGTCGTAGTCGCCTTGCTTGGCTTTACGGTCGCCATCTTGTGGGTCGTAGTCATATTCTTTGGGGGTGTAGTCCCTGATGATGTTCTTTAAGAGTTTGAACTCTTGCTTCATCGAATAATGGACGCGGGCTTGTACTGCACCCATTGTTTTTAGAGTGCGTTCTAGGAGGGCCAGCGTGGTTCCGACGGGGGCGTTAGCACTCATGTCGGAGATGTTCATGTCCGAGATAGAGCCTAGTCTGCGTCCCTCATTGGTTATTCTGTCGAGCAGAGTTAACAAGACATTGCTTGGCTCCTTGTAGGGGAGCATCATCACGTTGTCTTTGATGCCGCCAGACGGCACATCCACGTCCCTGAACTCACCGGGCTGGATGGGGGTGTCATCCCCCTTAATCCTCATGCCACGGGCTTTAAGACCGCCGGGGAGGTTAGACAGAGTTCCTGCGTCCACCAACTGACGAATGATGGAAGTGCCTGCTCTTGCATATCCACCAATAATGTGGATTAATCCCATGCCGTAGAAGCCAAAGCCGGGGATGTAGATGTAGTCTACAAAGTGCTGGCGCTTGAGCTTTCTCTTGTCATCGGGGTTCCAGTTCCTACGGATAGCCAAAACCTCGCCCGTGCCACGCTCGATAGTGACTACGTAGGGGAGTGCGATTCCCGTTGGATCTCCATCCTTGTCCACATCCTCGTCACCCTCGATAACTAAGTCGGCATGGATTTCTAGAATTTGGAAGCGGTCATCATCGCTAACTTTATAGCCTTGCTGGTCGGCTTTGTGCTTCTCGATATCTGTCTGGATGAAGACTGGCTCACCCAACTCAATATCTCGGTAGAAACCCGAGACTTGTAACTTACGCATCTCATTCTTGGTCTTACGCATGACATGGGTAACACGCTCGGCCATGTTGAGGTTTGAGGCACCGTAAGGCACGATCAAATCTTCTGCGGTAACGAAGATGGAGACTTGTCTCTCTAAGGACGGGTCGTAGTAGACCTTCTTAAAGGCAGAGCCTGCAAGGCCGAGGGAGTAGAGAAGACGCTCATGCTCTGGGCGGTACTCTGGCATTTCCTCGGTCAGTTTGTAGTTCATGTCATCTCTGACACGCTCGGCAGCATCTTCTTTAAATTTATCGATAGCGCCGATGATCTCGGTCTTGACTGGCCCAGCGGCTGGGAATGTCTCCATGATAGATTCCGCTTGGAACCTGATCGCCGCCTCAGTTAGGATCGTCGAGAATACTCCGCACGCACCATTCCAAGGTTCAGTGCGTTCTTCATATTTCATGCCCAGTACTTCGAGTCCCTTGACAAACGTGTCGGCCCATTCTTTTCTGGACATGATGTCGGCCTCGACCAACTCTATGAGTTCTCCTGAGAGTTCACTTAATTGCCCCTCGCCCATATCCTCGGCAAGGTTGGCGTTGAACTCGTCATTTACATCTGTTTCTGGCTCAAGGGTTATCTCCATAGAGCCGTCACTCAATGTGACCGCATCGGGATTTTCAATCTCAATCTCAAGAGAAGAACCCTCTTCTTCAATACCCATTGGGGCTTGGTAGAAACCCTTGTCCATTAAATTGGTTGCCATGTTTATCCTTAGTAGTAAACCGCTTTGCGGTTACGGTAGATTGGTTCATCTTCTTCGTCCGAATCGATTGAGATGAATCCACCTTGTCTAAAACGCAGCAATGCCTGCGAGGCCGAGTCAACGAGGTCGTCGTGATCTCCATTGGGGAACGAGGCTAATTCTTCAATCAACTCGTCAGCCCAGCGGGTCTCAGGACACCATACGATGCCGGACGCAAACAGGTCAGAAATTGCGTTTACACGCGCTATCTTATCGTTTCCTTTGCTCGGCGTATACTCCGACAGAGGAATTCCTATCTTCCTAAGCTCATAAATAAGCGGCGCACCAGCCGCTTTCTTCTCGACAATTAGAGTATCTGGCTGCCATTGCTTCCATAACTCCATAGCCTTTTGTTTTAGATCCGGAAACTCCATACGCTGTTTAAACGAGTCCAAGACAATGATATTTGGCTTAGAAGTGCCATTTTTATCGGTGTGATAGAACACTCCCCATGTAGTGCATGCTGAGTAATCTGCTCGGTTGTGTTTCTCGAACGCTGTATCCCAAGACTGAATCAGGTATTCGCAATCTGGCGGGTCTTCCTGATCCCAAATCTGCCATTGATCACGTTTAATGATCGCACCTTCCTCTGAGGTGGGGTTCTGTTGGTACTGCGCTTCCCATTTAGAGACTGGAAGTTCAGCTTTTAGGGCTTCTAACTCTTCCTTTTTCCAAAAAGCAGGCCATAGAGGCGTTCCAGAGGGCAAAATGGCAGGGAAATCGATCACTTCCCACTCATCTACGCCGTCTTTAGAGGAGTTTTTGAGGATTTGCCCCGTCAGATCCCTCTTAGACCAGCGTGTCATCACAATAATGATCGCCCCGCCCGGCTGTAAACGCTGGCGCGGGCCAGATGTATACCACTCATAAACGTTGTCATAGACAGAAGGGTTACCTTGCTTGGCTTCCTGCTCAGAATGCGGGTCGTCGATGATCAATAGATCAGCACCCTTACCTGTAACGGCACCGCCAACACCGATAGCGAAGTAATCTCCCCCTACGTCGGTGTTCCAGCGTCCAGCGGCCTTGGAATCAGACGATAGAACTGTCGTGAAGACACGTGCGTATGCGTCAGAGGAGACTAGGTTCCTAACCTTACGTCCAAACCCCACAGCCAATTCAGCAGTATGTGCGGTCTGGATGATCTTCTTATGGGGGAACTTACCCAGAAACCACGCCGGAAGCAGGTAACTAGCAAACTCTGACTTAGTGTGCCTTGGAGGCATGTTGATGATTAACCTCTTCAACTCCCCCTTGGCGACTCTCTCGAAGGCATCTGACATGATCTTGTGGTGTTTACCCGATATAAATACAGGCCACATGTGTTCCACGAAAGCGATGAAGGAGTCCCTACATCTATTGTCTCTATCAGCTTCTAGCAGCCTAATGATCTTCTTGCGGTCTTTCTCGGAGACCGAATCGGCTATCTGTAAATACTCTTCAATCTCTACGGATGTAAGCATTAGAGGGAAGCCATCTCTCTGGCTGATTTATCTACAAGCCTAATGGAGTGAAACTTGTAAGGCTTCATCTGGATCAATCCGTCATCCTGTAGCCTATGGACAATCCTATGGATGTTGGACTTGGCTTTCAGGCCAAGCCCTTTGGCTATCACTTCATAGGAAGGAGGCACACCATGAATCCTCATGTATGCCTTTATAAAGTCCAGAACTAACTCACTGCGCTTTGTCATGGGGATAGTTTAAACGCATATACGAACGTTCGCAAGATGTTTAAACATATATTTTTAC